GTTAAACCGGTACCACCCTTGGCAAGTAAAACTTGTGAACTCAAATTACCGGGGTTGAGTACTGATAAACCTGTCTGTGTACCCGTACCACCACGCGCAACAGAAAGCACGCCTGTATGACTACCGTGACTCAAATTTAAATGTGTTATACCCTGACCGGAACCACTTATGTTCGCTGCATTGAAGTTACCCCCAATGACGCTCGAAGAATTAACCGTTTGGGCACTTATAGTACCGCTTGATGCATCTATTATAGTTCCCGTACCGGTTAATTGTAAATTATCCGCGGTTACTTTACCTGTTGTCGTGACGTTACCGGATAAAACGTTACCCCATACATTTGCCGTGATGTATCCATCCGCTGTTGTGTTTGTAGGTACAACGGTTTCACTTTCAGAATTACTTTCTGTAAAAGCGATTGTATATTCTTTACCCATGGTTTGACCCAGAAAACCTGCAAATACATTCGCGGTTGGTCTTGTCATATGTTGCCCCATATCTTTTGCGTCTACGGTATTGTTGTGTGCGACTGCAAATATTTTATCGGTAATGTAATGATCGGTTGTATGTTGCGCCGTAATATTACCTGCAACGGTTAAGTTTCCAGAAACGACCACGTTTGAACTAATAGATGTAATATGTGTAGATGGGTTATACCCAATTTTACTTTCCTCAAAAATACCAGAACTGTTCACGTATGGTATAGTCAAAGTATTTAACGAACTAGCGCCCGTACCACCTCGAGCAATAGGAACTTGTCCGGTGTTAGTACCTTGACCTAAATTTAACTCACTTATATTTGAACCGTTCCCACTAAAAGCTCCTGTAAAAGTAGATGCTGTTATATCACCGATTGGTGCATCTAATACAACTCCCGAACCGTTTAATGCAACTTGTCCACTCGTTACTTCTAGAACTACACCCGAAGATTTATTTAATGTTATGACTTCGTCGGAAACGTTAGACACACCTGTTTGTGATGCAAGAACTTCATCTAACGTGAGTGGAACATCGGACCATTCGGGTGCCGTTTTACCCGCGTTTAATCGGAGAAACTGACCCGCGGTCGCGGAAGATGTACTTAACTTTGCGAGTGATGTTATTCCACTGGCATATACTAAATCACCTTCGCTATATGTATTAATACTTGTACCACCATGTGTTACGGGGAGAACACCTAGGTTTATATTACCCGTATCTATATTTGTTATGGACGAACCATCACCGGAAAATGATGACGCATTTATAACTGAAGCTGTTATGTTATTAGATCCTAATATTTCACCATATATACCCGACGATGCTATGTTATTAGATCCTACTATTTCGCCGTACAGTATTCCACTAACTTTACTCGCTGTTATGTTATTAGATCCTAATATTTCACCGTATATACCCGTTGTTCCAACAAGTTTATCTGCTATTATATCGTGAGTTGTTGTTATTTGATCATATACACCCAGTGTTCCAGTAATAGTTTGACCTTGAATGTCACCTAGAGCAGTAATAGTTTGACCTTCAATGTGACCTTGAGCAGTAATTGCACTTGCTGTAATTAAATTGGAACCGCTTATGTTACCAAATATATAGTCATCGACAACTATATTACTATATGCCTTGAGTGACGTTGTTGGGTTTGTAAGGTGGAGTGTATTTGATGTAATATTACTTTTATCCGTGACAGTTTGTAAAGTTACATTTGAAAGAAGACCACCATCACCACGATAATATTGTGCGTTTATATTCCCCGTCGTTTCTATAGCGAAAACAGATTGTGTTGGTACATTCATAACAGTTTGACCAACAGCTCCCAATGTAAATAAATTTTGTGGATTTGTATTTGCTATGGCGACGTGGGACGTTGCTTGTATATCCCCAGTGTGTATAATACCTGAAACCTGAATTTTATTTGTATTATCTTTATCTATAACGACAGAGTTCCCTGTAGTTGATAACCTATCAGTTCTTGTATTACCTACAATTCGTAGATCATCGGTATCACCTACTGGACCTTTAATAAAAACCTTATCGGCTACAGATAAGGCGTGCGTTGGGAGTGTATTTGAAATACCTACGTTAGATGACGCAACCAAAGATGTAGTTGCATTGTTAAATTCAACTGTATTTGCTGTAACATTACCTACAGTAGTTGCATTTTCTAACGTAATACCACCTAATAAATCCGTAGCTACACCCGAATCTACAAGTTCTGCTGTTTGTGCGTGATACGCAAAAAAATTCGCACCTGCTAATTCTGCTACACGTACCGGTGTCACATAAAGTGAACCTGGTGTTGATGCAGATATGGGTGCATCTGACGCATTAAAAACAACTGTGTTTTCGGCCTGATTATCATTAGCGTGTTTACCAAACCGGATTTTGGTAGACCGCTCGATGGTAGGTATATTTTTAACCATTTAATATAAGTAGGTATTTTTAATTGGCGTATATCAAACCCGCCATACCATTTTCTATTCTAAGAATATTGTAATTTACAGCATATATTGGATCATTTATAATCATACTTTGGCTATGTATCTTTGCAGAGTCTAAGCGACTAAAATTGAGCGTTCCTGTCGGTTGGAGTGAGCTCGTCGAAAGACAAAAGCAGTATAAAAAGAAATCTGGGGAAGTTACGAATTGTGTGTGGTAATAGTTTTGAATTTCCATAAAATGTGGTTTCCCCCATTTATAATTACCTATATCGAGACCATTTATCTCGATCTTTACTTTATTACTCGCGGATGTTAAAGCACCTTCGGTACTTGTGTCTGAACACGCTAGGTATTTAACTGGGTGGTTAAATGTAAGTTCCTGTGTAAGTTCCTGTGAAGGAATACTTTTTTGAACCTGTGTAATGAGTAGATCATGATTTCTCGAAACTAAATTTCCACGTTCTTCGTTATCGAGGTAATAATAATTTGAATAACACTCGACGTTATAATTACCTGCTTGCGAACCCCAATGAATACGCAATTCTACTTCATGGTACCGCAAAGCAACTATTGGTATAGCACATTGTGGACCTTCGCAAAAAAAGAAACGTAAAGGATAAAAGTATGAACGTGCACTTATACCTGGGTGTGTACCATTAGAACTCTTAGAAACATTCGTTGCGAATGTATCTATGGCTATTTTTTCCGTAAACGCCGCGTCTTGTGAATCGATAACTTGTCCACCGATAAGCAATTCAACTCGATCAATTATATTTTCCCAGTTTTGAATATCAAGTGCTTTTGAGTTATCGTCTATAGTAAAGTAGGTGTATCCTAATAAGTCACCTGATCTTGGTATTTTGATCGATGACATAGCGTTATTTTTCACAGCTCCTTGTATCGTTTGCTTCTCTATAGATTGTGAAAAATTAGAATGCCTTTTGAAAGTTGAGTTAAAGAATGAAATTTCTGGTTTTCCCATAATGTACTCATCTTGAGCACCGATGGCAATAAGTTGAACAATACCAGAAGACATTTATAATAAGAAAAGGTTAAAATTATACGTGTATATCGCCCTGAAATAATTAGAAGGCTAAATTTCTTTTTTTGCAAACGAATCTAAATATTAAACATGTTTCGGATGTAGTCGCCGCAGCACCTGTTTCCTTCAATAACTCAACGGTTATTCTATCGAGTTTCTTTATTGGGTTAAAATATTGTTGAATAACTGGGTATTCGTTTTTAAAAATGAGTCGAGATGTTCCATCTGTTACGAGAGAACCGAAAACGCCGTTTATTAAATTATCATCAGCTGTATCAAGATCTGTTTTTCCTCTTTGAGAAAAGAAAGTTCTTAATTCATCAATTTTAAGATGTATTAATTTATGAGCTCCACCTGTACCGTTAATATGAGCGGCTGTTAATTGAACCTGAACTATATTTTCGATGGGTTTTGGGAAGAATGAAGTAAATTTTTGTTTTTGAGAATCGTCAACAGAATCAACGATAATGGTATGATACTCGTGTTCAAAATCGGGTAAACTTGACTGACTAGTCACTAACGCCATTTATATATACTGGAGATTTTACTTCATCTTGTACGCCGCTTGTTGCTGGACAAGTTCTTGTCCGCCACAAACTCCACCTCGACTATCGGAATAGTACGAGTTTCCGAGACACGATGGCTTCGATTCAAGATCGAAAAGGGAACCTTCATTTTGGGTTTCGATTTCGACGGTCTGGTAATTACTTGTTCTCATGGCGGCGAGAGCGCATAACATTAAGAAGACAATCACAATTGCCTTGAGGGTATTTTTGTTTGTAGCGTTAAGTTTCATTTGTTATCAACATACATTTTTTTTAAAGTGCGTTAAAGAATTTATAATACTTTCAATATAAAGATTAAATGGACGGTGAGATCATACTTAATAGAAATCATACAAATGTTATGAAACTTGACGATAACGAACAAGCTCTTATGAACGAGATTGAAATCGAAATTCCAAGACCTCAGCCTGTAAAAAAACAAATGCCGAAACCCATGAAGACTCAATTTACACCGCCACAAACACAAACTTTCCAGGAAGATATTGATTCGTTTGCTAATCCAAACAAACAAAATCCACCTTCGATTCCTCCACAAGAAGATCCAGTTGATTACGGTGAATACGAAGAAGAAGATCAGGGGTATGATTATGCAGGTGGTGGGGGAGGTGGTATGCCTTATATGGAAGAGGAAAAACCGTCACCAGGCTACAAAACAATCGATGAAGAAAAAGCCGATCTTGTAAATAAACTCGGGAGACTCGAAAAGAAAGGGTTTACGGTAAATAAAAGATTAAATGTATATTCACCAATTGACGAACTTAGAAACGAAGTAAAGAGAATTACGTATAGCATAGACGTTGATAAATCTATAAAATTTTCGAGGCGTATGCTTGTTGCATGCACAACCGGTCTTGAATTTTTAAACAAAAAGTATAACCCATTTGAAATTCAACTCGATGGTTGGTCGGAAAATGTTATGGAAAATGTCGACGATTACGATGAAGTTTTTGAAGAATTGTACGTGAAATATAGAACTAAAATGCACGTTGCCCCTGAGGTAAAGCTGATTATGATGCTCGGTGGGTCGGCTATGATGTTTCATTTAACCAATAGCATGTTTAAATCAGTCATGCCTAATATGAATGACGTGATTAAACAAAACCCCGGGTTGGTCCAAAACATGGTTTCTGCGGTACAGAACACAGTTCCTAAATCTCAACAAGGTGCGAGCGAACCATCCGTAGATGAAAATGGGAGACGAGAAATGCAAGGTCCAGGGTTTGATATCTCGAGTCTCATGGGTAATATCATGATGCCTCCCCAACCACCAATGAACACAACAAGTATTAATAAACCAGACGATACGGAAATTGATATCGAAGACGATATTTCGGATATTGCCGAACCACCAACTTTTGATACGGGTAAAGAAGGCGGCGATGACGAAGTGAGAGAAGTTAAAGTTACTCAGACCAAATCAAAAAAAGGAGGTGGTAAAAAGAAAAAGACCGTTGAAATTAATTTGTAAACATAGTATAAATGATAGGGTATTGTCCTTTAGATGAAGACCCTATTGAGATACCTTCTCGGCGGCGAGAAGTTGCACCCCCGACCCCAGTCGAACCACAGGCGGTGGCGAGACCTAGACGTTCTAGATCTTTCCTCGGTGAAGACGATACGGAGTGTAACTTTGTCGTTATGTTTTTCATTGCGGGCGTAATTGCCTTAGCGGTTATGGACGCACTTCCTAATAAAAAGT